AAGGAATATAAAACAATCGTGAAACAGGTCGGCTTTGAACTCGGAGCTATTGCGTATCATTGCCAGGAAATATATTTAGATAATCCAGGTAGATATGATGATTATGTTCCAATTTCAATGCTTGGTGCATCTAACGATTTCTATAACTTTATAGCTGATTCTTATTATGTGTTTAAAAAAGAAGATGGAACAACCCTTAAAGCAGCCTGGGAAATGTACAAGAATTACTGTGATGAAGCGAAAGTTGGTTATCCGTTATCAAGAAGAGCATTCCAGGAAGAATTGAAGAACTACTTTAAAGATTTCCAGGAGAGATTTAACTTTGATGACGGTTCAAGAGTACGAAGCTATTACATAGGATTCAGGACAGATAAGTTTGAAAGTGATACTCAAACAAAGAAAAAAGAGGCACCAAAAACTTATCAGATAGAGTTCAAAGAACAGGAGTCAATATTTGATTCTGTATGCGCGGATTGTCCTGCACAATATGCTTCACAAAACGAAACTCCACAACAGAAGTGGGAAAAAGTAAAAACAAAATTATCTGCTCTGGATACATCACAAATTCATTATGTGAAAGTTCCAGAAAATCATATTGTTGTAGATTTTGATATTCCGGACGAGACTGGAAATAAATCTTTTGAAAAAAATTTGGAAGCTGCTAGTAAGTTGCCACCGACTTATGCAGAACTGAGTAAAAGCGGACAAGGAATACATCTCCATTATTTATATTCTGGAGACCCTTCTCAGTTAAGCAGAATCTACGACGACCATATAGAGGTAAAAGTATTTACTGGTAAAAGTTCATTAAGAAGAAAACTTACCAAATGCAACAATTTGCCAATAGCTACTATATCCTCTGGTTTACCAATGAAAGGAGAAGACAAAATGGTAAATTTTGATGCCATAAAAAGCGAGAAAGGACTTAGAACACTTATAAAGAGAAATCTTAATAAGGAAATTCATCCAGGAACTAAGCCGAGTATCGATTTCATATACAAAATATTGGAGGACGCTCATAGTAGTGAACTCAAATATGATGTAACAGATATGCGTAATGCTGTGTTAGCATTTGCAGCAAACAGCTCCCATCAGGCAGAGTATTGTATCAAGCTAGTCAACAGAATGCAGTTTAAATCAGAAGAAAATTCTAATGCTGTAAAAAACGATGATGCAAAGTTAGTGTTCTATGATATTGAGGTATTTCCAAACCTGTTCTTGGTCAACTGGAAAATTGAAGGTGAGGGGAAACCTGTTGTAAGAATGATTAATCCAACACCAAGCGAGATTGAGGAATTAATACAGCTTAGATTGGTCGGATTTAACTGTCGACGATATGATAATCATATTATGTACGCCAGATTGATGGGATATACAAATGAACAATTGTATAACTTATCACAAAAGATTATTAATAACAGTCCAAATTGTTTCTTCGGAGAAGCCTATAATATTTCGTTCACAGATGTATATGATTTCTGCTCAAAGAAGCAATCTCTTAAGAAATGGGAAATTGAGTTGAGCAACATGGCTAATGATCCGCATTCGAAGATGGACGATGAAGTCAGAGCATTATGTAAAAAGATAAAGCATCACGAGCTTGGACTTCCTTGGGACCAGCCTGTTCCAGAAGAACTTTGGACAAAAGTAGCTGAATATTGTGATGATGATGTTATCGCCACAGAGGCTACATACAAAGCAAATCTTGGTGATTTCGTTGCCAGAGAGATTTTGGCAGAGTTAGCTAATGGTTCAGTAAATGATACTACCAATAGTTTGACTACAAAATTTATATTTGGAAAGAACCGTAATCCTCAGAGCCAATTTATGTATAGGGATTTATCTGAGCCGGTTACAGAGCTTCCCGATGATGTATTAGCATTCTTAAAAGAGGCAAAGCCGGAGATGATGGCTGAGCCATTCCACGGACCCAAAGGTGATAGTTTATTACCATATTTCCCAGACTATAGATTCGAGAACGGAAAATCCCTTTACAGAGGTGAGGAAGTTGGAGAAGGCGGAGAAGTATGGGCGGCTCCAGGAATGTACGGACTCTCAGAAACAGAAGATGTTGGTTCGATGCATCCTAACTCAGCTATATCAGAGTGCTTATTTGGACCAGATTTCACAAAGAGGTTCAAAGATATTTTGGACATTCGTATCTATATTAAGCATAGTGATTTCGATATGGTACGAGATATGTTTGAAGGTGCATTAGCCAAATATCTTGATGATACAGGTAAGGCAAAGGCACTGGCTCAAGCATTGAAGATTGCGATTAATTCTGTGTACGGATTAACAGCCGCAGGATTTATGAATGCCTTCAGAGACTCAAGGAATAAGGATAATATTGTAGCAAAGCGAGGAGCTTTGTTTATGATTGACCTTAGACATGAAGTTGAAGCACAGGGATACAAAGTAATTCACATTAAGACGGACTCTATTAAGATTGAAAATCCGGATGATTATATTCTTGATTTCATTTGTAAGTATGGCAAACGTCACGGATATGATTTCGAGGTAGAGCATATATTTGATAGGATTTGTTTGGTCAACAATGCTGTGTATGTTGCAAAATTGGATGATGATGATCCAGAAAACCCAGGAACATGGACCGCTACAGGAACTCAGTTTCAGATTCCTTATGTATTTAAAAGCCTCTTTAGTAAAGAGGATATTAAATTCGAGGATATGTGTGAAACGAAGTCTGTAAGCGGTTCTTTATATTTGGACTTAAATGAGGACTTACCAGATGTGTCTCAATATGAAAAAGAATTTAGTAAAGCTGAAAGTGATTTCAAGAAAGGATTGCTGTCTGATACGACATTTGAAAGTACTTGTCAAAGACTAAATCCACTTATCGCTAAGGGGCATAATTATCGCTTCATTGGAAAAGTTGGACAGTTCTGTCCTATAAAAGACGGATGTGGTGGCGGATTACTTATGCGTGAGAAAGACAATAAGTATTATGCCGCAACAGGTACAAAGGGATATAGATGGCTGGAATCTGAGATGGTCAGAGAACTTGATAAAGTTGATGACATTGACAGGTCTTACTATGACAAACTTGTGAATGAGGCAGTAGATACTATTTCTCAATATGGTGATTTTGAAATGTTTGTGTCGGATGACCCATTTATAACGGAGAAGAAGCAGAATACACCAAAGCTTATGCCTTGCGGAGATGCTAAATACGCAACTTGCTTTGACTGTCCGCACTTCAATGACGATGAATACCATATGGATTGCGGAAAAAATTATGATATTTCAGAAGTGATTTCAAGTCAGGCGATTAATCCACCTGCAAAAACAAAATAATGAAGGAGATTTTTATCATGGCTAATAAAGCAGTAGGAAACATTAAAATTGAAGGAGCTCATATTATGTTCAGAAACTTCAGAGGAGAGGAGTCCAAGTACAATCGTGCTGGAGATAGAAACTTCTGTGTACTCATTGAAGATGATATGGATGTTGAGCAGTTATCAAAAGATGGATGGAATGTAAGAATTCTTGAGCCTAGAGATGAGGGAGATGAACCAAAGCATTATATTCAGGTTGCTGTAAGTTACAAGAATATTCCACCAAAGATTCACATGGTGACTAGAAGAACAACTACTGAATTGGACGAGGATTCTATCAGTACATTGGATTTCGCCGAAATCAGTAATGTTGACTTGGTTATCAGACCATATTCCTGGGAAGTAAATGGAAAGACTGGAATTAAGGCATATGTCAAGACGATGTATGTAACTATCGAAGAGGATGAGTTTGCTGAAAAATATGCAAAAGAAGAAGCTCCGGTAGAGGACGAGGTTCCATTCTATTAAAAATCTGTGGGTGTCAGCTAATTATGGTTGGCGCCCATTTATATTTTGAAAGGAGGCACATATGTTCTTTAAGAAAAAGTCATTTAATAAACCAAAGCCACCGGTTAAGAAAGTGACAAAGAAATGGGAACCGACAATTGATTTATCAAACATTGATAAGAAGAAAACGGTTGAACCAAAACAAAAAGTAGAAATAAAAACAGAAAAAATGTCGGTTAGGACATATTCAAAAGACTTTCTGAATGAGTTTAATAAACTGACAAGAACTCATAGACCATTTGATGTTTGGAGAGATTTTGTAATTATGTTTGCTTGTGCAATATCAAATCCTCTTGATAAATTTCATTATAAAGACAGAGAGGAAAGATATTTGAATATCATCCATAAATACGGTAAGGACGAGCAGACGATATTTCCTAAACTGGCTGCATATACAACAATGGCTTTGGACGCTAATCCGGAACAGGATTTCTTAGGAAAAATGTTTATGGATTTAGGACTTGGTAACAGTTCAGCTGGTCAGTTCTTCACACCATATTCAGTTTGTCAGCTGATGGCAGATGTTGTTACTAGCGATTTAGATAATAATCTTCAAGATAAGTTGGAAAAGCAAGGTTATATTTCTCTTGCGGATGAATGCTGTGGAGCAGGAGCAACCCTTATAGCTGCTATTAATACTATCAAAAGAAAGATGGAAAAAACAACGCCATCGATGAACTTTCAAAGACATTTACTGGTTGTCGGACAGGATATTGATGAAACAGTTGCTCTTATGTGCTATATACAAATTTCTTTACTTGGTGTAGCCGGTTATATAAAAGTTGGAAATTCTATAACAGATCCGATGACCACGGATGACGATAAGAGCAAATACTGGTATACACCTATGTACTTTTCAGATATTTGGGTAATTAGAAGATTTTAATAACAAAGAAAGGATGACACCATATGAAAAAGAGATATTCAATTTCTCAGAAAAAGTGCGAGCAGGGACTGGTAGCTTTTTATGGTTATGTAGCCGAGATGTGCAATATAGAAGTTACAGAAAAGAGCACATTTGATTGCACGAAGATTTGTGTAACGAAACCTGTGCAGGATTCCATAATACGATATTATTCTGAATATCAGAAATTATCAGATGAAGAAATCGGTACAAAATTGCTTCTGTGCGGACCTAAAGCTAATCTCATAGGTGCTGGATACGAAGTTGAAGTTGAGGATGGTTTTGTCATTGAGGGTAAATAAATGGCAGGTGTTACATTAAGAGACTATCAATTAGATGCAATAAAAAGGATGAAAACAGGTTGCATTTTATGTGGTGGTGTTGGAAGTGGAAAATCCTTAACTTCAATAGCTTATTACTATGTGCGAAATGGTGGAATTATTGGAACTGATATTTATGAACCAATGGACGACCCACCTAAAGATTTGTACATTATAACGACCGCCAGAAAGCGTGATACTTGTGAATGGGATGGGGAATTAGCACCATTTTTATTGTCTACACATGATGATGCGAATTTATATTCTAACAAAGTGATTGTGGATTCATGGAATAATGTAAAGAAGTATTCAGATGTAAAAGACGCTTTCTTTATATTTGATGAGCAAAGAGTCGTTGGAAGCGGAACATGGGTAAAGGCATTCTTGAAGATTGCGAAAAGTAACGAGTGGATTTTGTTATCTGCCACACCCGGGGACACTTGGCAAGATTATATACCGGTTTTTGTTGCGAATGGGTTCTATAAAAATCGAAGTGAATTTACAAGAGAACATATTGTTTATAGCAGATTTAGCAAGTTTCCGAAGATTGACAGGTATCTTAATACAGAACGTTTAACCAGGCTTCGGAATAAAATTCTTGTTAATATGGATTTCAAACGAGAAACGGTATCACATCACGAAGATATTTATGTTGGATATGACACTATTAAATATAAGGAAGTAACTAAAAATAGATGGGACCCATATAAAAATGAACCCCTCCAGAATGCAGCAGGACTTTGCTATGTATGGCGGAAGCTTGTAAATATGGATGAGTCAAGACAAGTGGCTTTGCTTGAGGTTATGGAGAAGCATCCGAAAGCTATTATATTTTACAACTTTGATTATGAGTTGGAGCTATTGAAAAATATTCTGACAGAATATGAAGTTGCAGAATGGAACGGTCATAAGCATCAACCAGTTCCGACAAGTGATAAATGGGCTTATCTTGTTCAGTACAATGCTGGAGCAGAAGGATGGAACTGCATCACAACAGATACAATTATATTCTTCTCGCAAAATTATTCTTACAAAATAATGGCTCAGTCAGCAGGAAGAATTGACAGGATGAATACACCATTTAAAGACTTGTATTATTATCACTTAAAATCTCGCTCTGGAATAGATACAGCCATAGCTAGAGCATTAAAAGAGAAAAAGACGTTTAATGAAAGGAGATACGTAAAATGGTAAACAATTCAGTAAAGGTAGTAGGACAGATACGATTAGGAAGTAGTGTTCTTGATGTATATGGTGATTTGGATGAACCATTATTCAAGGCAGCAGATATAGCAAATATTATTGAGTATAGTTACGGAAATACGTGGCGAATGCTTGATATGTGCGAGGCTGATGAAAAGCTGAACCTACCAATGGTAGTTGCAGGTCAGAGAAGATCTGTAAGTTTTGTAAACGAGCACGGATTGTATAGTATTCTTTCACAGAGTAGAAAAGAAATTGCCAGAGCTTGGAGAAGGGTTGTTCACGATGAACTTATCAATCTCAGACGAACAAAAGGGTTTGATATTTCCGAGCAGTTTGATGAATGGAACAACGCTATGGACAATATATATTTCGACGAAGCAACTGGACAGCTTATGCAATCAATCACTACTCCTGGAGGAGATGTAGAACAGATACCATATAAAGGATAGGAGCTTTATGGAGAATTTATATTTTGAAGTTAATTTTGAAAAGTATTGCAAGATCTGCGAGCACAAAGATTTGGATGAGAAATGTAACCCTTGTTGTGAGTGTTTAGACCATGGCTGCAATACTCAATCAGAAAGACCTGTAAATTGGAAGGAGATGACTCAATGAGAGATACAGTATTAGTAGGTATTGATTATGATGATAAGACAAATACGGGAGTTCTTATTGTCGGTAGACAACGACCAAATAAATCTGTGGATATTGTCAATGCAATTGAGGGTCCGGAAGCTAAGGAACTGTTTGAAAAGTTAATCGCCAAAAAGGCGGTGAAGAAATGAGTTTCCAGTATGACCAATATTTAGCAAATCACAGGGCTAATGTTAAAAGAGGATTTGATTGGCTATGTGAGAATTTACCAGATGTTACGAATGATATTTCAGATGCAGCCTGGCAGATTGAGTTTGCTCATGATAAGTCGAAAGACGAAGAAGACGAGTATAACGCGTATGATGCATATTTTTATGGAAATAACAGGTCTTATAAAGTTGTTCAGGATTATCAAAGAGCATGGCTGATACATATTCATAGAAACCCACATCACTGGCAGTATTGGATACTTATTCATGATGATATGGAAAATGGAGAATTAGAGACCATTCTTGAAATGCCATACGATTATATTGTGGAGATGATTTGTGATTGGTGGGCTTTTAGTTGGGCTAACGGAAATCTGTATGAGATATTTAACTGGTATGCTGAACATTCTAAATTCATGAAACTTGCACCTAGAACTAGAGAAACTGTTGAGGATATTCTTGATAAGATAAAGAACAGACTTGACAGTTTAGAAATTGAGCATAGCGGCGTAAAAGGAATGAAATGGGGTGTTAGGAATGGTCCTCCATATCCGATAAAAGATAACGGAAAAGTTGCAGAAGTTAGGAAACATGATAAAATAAAATCTACAAAGATAGCTAAAGAGAAATTTACAGAATATGCACTTAATCCAGATAAAGCACCGAATAAAGCAAGAGCGTTTAAGTCGGCATTGGGATATACGAAAGATAACGCTGACGAGTTAATTAATAGTATCAATGAACATTTTGATGTTACTAAATTAGAAGAGCGTGGCGATGGCGGATACGGAATGAGGTACCAACAAATCATGAAATTAAAAGGTCCTAATGAAAAAGAAGCAAATGTTCTTACAGCTTGGATAGATGACGGTAATGACGGTATTAAATTAACAAGTGCATATGTTACAAAGAAGGAGGCTTCAGAATGAAAATAAATCTGTATGATAGGGTTATATTAAAAAATGGAAGAAAAGCTTCGATTGTTGAAATCCTAGAAGAAGGTGTCGCATATATTGCTGATGTAGATTTACCTGGTCAGGATTGGGATACAGTAGAAATCAAATATGAAGATATTGAAAGATTAGAATAGAAAAAAATATAGTATATGTGACTCCATAAGTCTTTATATGCTTGTGGGTTATTTTTATTTAAAGGAGAACAAATAAATGAAACTCAATCAAAGTCTTGAGGGAAAGAATGTGAAAATAACTTGTACGGATGGTGAAGTGTTCACTGGTATTGTAAGTGATTATATTTTCCCAGATGATAATGAACCAGAGGGCGTTGCTGCCATAGATATTTACAATTACCCTCAGACATCAGGCGAAAGCGTTAGCTTTAATGAAAATGAAATAAAAGATATTGAAATAATGGAATAGGTGATATTTTATGACAGATTTTAATATTAAAGAATATCTTGGTGGCTTAACAAGTTATGTTATGTTTGAATACAATGGATATTCTTGTGGAGTAGATCCATTATCACTTGACAAATTTGATATGTGGTATGGTGATAAAAGCATGACTGCTCATTCAATTGAAGAGGTTATGGACACAAAATTCTTTGATGGGAAATCCCTTGAAGATATTTGGGATGACATCACCGATTTAGAATATTAATTTATATTTACGAAACCCATGAGTCTTTATAGGCTTGTGGGTTATTTTTATTTAAAGGAGACAAATATAATGGAAAATAATATTATTGCAGTAGATTTTGATGGAACTTTATGTGAGAACAAATACCCTGAGATCGGCGAGCCAAATATGGAGCTTATTGATTTTCTTATGAATTGTCAGCTGAATGGAGATAAAGTCATTCTTTGGACTTGTAGAAATGAGGAGCAGACAAAAGCGGCTGTTGACTGGTGTTCTGAGAGAGGTCTTGTCTTTGACGCTGTTAATGAGAATCTTCCAGAAATTATTACAGAGTTTGGTGGAGATACCAGAAAGATATTTGCAAATGTTTATATCGATGACAGGAATATATCTTTATATTCGTGCAGAGAAAAGACATCTATGGATTTATGGGCTGAAAATGAGATTGGGCTGGCTTGCGAACATGAGAAATCTGGTGATGATGGCAATGGATTTTCTGAGTATGGATGTGCTTGCTACAGAAGTGCATTAAAAGCATTTGACAGCCTTATGGAGGATGGTCATAGCGGTATGAGTATCGGAATTACTAAAAATATTCTTAACCGCTTAATTGCAGGGAAGCCATTAACACCAATTGTAGATACAGAAGATATTTGGAGTAATCACGTGAGCTTTGAAAAGAATGGGGAAAAATCAATTCAGTGCAAGAGGATGAGTTCTTTGTTTAAACATATCAAAGCAGATGGTTCAGTCAGTTATAACGATGTATCAAGAGCTGTATGTGTGAGCGTTAATAACCCAAACAATAGATACCATAGCGGATTAGTTGACAAGATTATGGATGAGATGTTTCCTATCTCTATGCCTTATATGCCGTCAACAAACCCATATTATGTATATTGTGAGGATTTCTTATACAATACAGAAAATGGTGATTTTGATACTGTCGGTGTATTCTATGTGATTACTCCAAATGGAGAAAAGATTAAGATTAACCGTTTCTTTGCTGAGAAAGACAATAAGTTTGAAGAGATTGATATTTTCAAATATGATGCAAGAAAAGAGGCTGCGGAGCAATTAAAGAAAGCTGGTGAAAAGAATGATTAATTTCTTTTTAGGATTTGGTGTTGGCTCTATTCTTAGTATGTTTTGTTTGTGTCTATTACAGGCTGTAAGCAAATTAGATGAGATGGAAGAAAAATTCAGAGAGGAGTCTGAGAATGAATAGAACTAGATTTATTCAAGGTTTAAATAGTAATATTGAACTTTCTGATAAAGAGAGAAGACGAGCTATACGAAATAGCATAAATAAGAGACCTTGGAAATTGAATTGCACTATTGCTATGGAGGAATTTGCAGAACTCACACAGCAGGTTAGCAAACAAATTAGGGGTTATGGTGACAGAATTGGACTCATAGAAGAGATGGCAGATGCTTATATTTGCTTGAAACTTCTGGAGTCCATTTTTAATATCTCACCAGAAGATATGCAGAAAGCAATTGATGTGAAGATGGATAGAGAAAGGAAAAGATAGTGAATCGAACTACAAAAATTAATGTTCTTGCATATGCTTCACGACCAGAAATGGATATCAACTACTTCGGAGATATTGTTGAATATCAGGGAAAAAGATATTTTGTCAGTCTCTCCGAAGAAGTGGTTGAATTTCGTGGAATTGTGAAAGAAAGTGACACAGTAAGCAATATGGAAAATTTGGAGGAGAGGAGGTAATAAAATGATATTTGTAATTAACAGCCTTAAATACGATACTACCAAAATGGAGTTGATATCAACAAAATGTGAATATAAATATACCGGAACGATGCTTAATATGACTCTCAGATATAGTGGAAAAAATGTAAAGATATTCAAAAGTTTAAAAAATCATTGGCTTTTGACATATGAAACAGATTATAAAAATTGTGCAGTCGCATTGTCTGAGGAAGAAGCTAAGAAATATCTTATGCATTATGATTTAGAAGCATATGAAAAATATTTTGGAGAATTGGAGGAAGCGTAAATGATTGAAATTATTAAACCCGGAACCAAAGAGAAAATCAGTTGCAACTCGTGTGGGTGTTTATTCAGTTATGAAAAAGAAGATATAGAAATCGGGCACCCACATAATTTGTATCCTTTGGCTACAGAAATCAAGTATATAACTTGTCCACAGTGTAACGAAAAAATAGAATTGGAGGCTACAAGATGATTAAATTAGAACACGTAGTTCTGGCGAGTCCGGAGCAGATGGAGTTTATTATTGAGGGTATGCGTAACCCTATGAATAGTTGGGATAAGAGTGATAGTAATTGCTGTGCTGGAGAGGGGTTTGGGCAGTGTAGAGAATGTGGTCATTCGGATCGTTGCATGTATAATGGCGACTTTTACTTAGGAGATAGCGACCACTCCCTTATGCAGCGTCTCTCAAATGCCGGTACAGACCATAGAAAGTTTATGAGAATGATGCCGGTATATGTGAGAATTACAGCACCTTTATATTGGTGGAAAGAATTTGATACTTATAAAGTCGGTACTGTTGCCAATAGTTGCAGTACAATGAATAAGATTCAGGCTAAGGAATTTAGACTTGAGGATTTCAGTTGTGAACATCTCAGCGTTGTTTCTCTGGATTATTTGAGAAACAACATCGAACACTTGAACTTTATAAGGGATGTCTACAATGATGATAAATCAAATAAAGGAGCATGGTGGCAGCTTATTCAGCTTCTCCCGAGCAGCTATAACCAGACTCGTAATGTCATGCTGAATTATGAGGTGCTGACAAATATCTATAAATCTCGCAAAGACCATAAGCTGGATGAATGGCGAGAATTCTGTAAGTGGATTGAAGAGCTGCCATATTCAGAGTTGATTACTGGAGGATTTAAGAATGAACAAATATAGTAAATATGCATTGTGTTTGTTAATTATTTCTGTGTGTGGAACAATATTATCTTATGCTATGAACGAGAAAATATTACTGTGCGATATTTTTGTGGCTATCAACATTCTATTGTTTCAGAAAATGGAGGATTAATTATGTTCGAATGGTTAAAAAGATATTTCATAGGAAACCAGATCCGTGTGATGGATGTGATATGTGGTTGCTGACAAGTGGAATTTCTTGCGATACTTGCATAGATGGATGTAATAAACAGAAAGTATCAGAAAAAGAACTTGTTGATTTTATGAAATATAGGGGAAGTCTTATGAACAAGGAGTGATATTTTGATAGTTACTGTAAAAGATTACTGGAAGTCTCATACAAGCTCTATAGTTTACGGATATTGTATTTGTGGACGAGAAGTTCAACATTCGTCTAGTAAGATTGATGAAAAATGTCCATTATGCGGAGCAACTCTTGAGTGGGATTTAACAGATAAAAATTTATGGAATAACGGAAAGGAGACAACTGTATGACACATGATAAGTATGATACTGATATTTTAAAAACTCTAAAGTCTATAGATATGAGTTTGAAAAGTATAGCAAAAAGTTTACAGTCACCGCAAATAACAGTACCAAAAGGAAACGATAACGGAATTCTATTATGTGAAAAAGAGGAGGAAAATACCTATGACAATTAACGAATTAATACCTATTATTATACTTCTATTTGCAGCATTTATTTGCATTTACACCATAACAACGAGAATTTGTGAGTGTTTTGAGTACGAGACTAAAATGAATGCTGTTAAAAACATCGTAAAGGCATATACAGAAAAAGCTATTAGGTATGATATCGATGCTCTTGTAAATTCATTAGAAGCAAAAAATATTAAGGAGAAGTAAATGCGTATGATTAGTGGGTTCGGTTACAGAAATCCAGAAGGTTATCCGGACCCAACTGCATATAGTGCAATAAATAATGTAGAGAAAACACCTGTAGAAAACAAAACATCATCAGAAGATGAAGAACGTTTTCACAAGCTTTTAAATACTATATTTACTATATGCGAGTTGGCTGGATTTCATATTGAAGGAAGAATTGTTATAAAAGACTGTAAAACAGGTAAAATTTGGAGGTAACTATATGAAAATATGTAAAGTAAGACCAGATCACTCGACCTGTTCCGCTTGTTTAGCTACTCAGGAAATGTGTAACGTGGTCGATGATTGTAGCAAATGTAAATTAAATACTGATACTTATGAATTATTGCAGATTGGAGTTGGATTTTTGAGCGTAGGTTACGCAATGGTTCAAAAAGATGGAAAAATCACCAAAGTGTCATTAAGTCGTATTTATGATGTAAAGGAGGCTTTATAATGGATATGGAATATGATGATATTTTACAGACATTATGTGATGTGTGGGAAAGAGTTAAGGAAGCTATGAAGAAATTTGCCGAACGATTAAGGGAGCTTTTCGGGAAATTATCTAAGGTTATTGAGCCTGGAAAGCCTATAAAGCCTATAAAGCCTATAAAGGTGACAGATTATCGATGTCATAGGGACTTTTACGTTCATGCAGAGTATACATATATTCCAATATTCCGCAGAAATATGCCGTATCACAGAAGAAATTTTTAAGATTTGGAGGTAAATATAGGAGTGAACAGACGTGGAAGACCGCCTAGAGATGACGGTGAAGTGAAAAATAAGCAGTATAGATTGCGTTTGTCGGACGGTGAAGAGACTATTTTGGATGAATTATCGACTGAATATGGTATGCCAAAGGCTGAAATTCTGAGAAGAGGACTAAGAATGCAGCATAATTTACTGAGACATACCGGGTAAATTGATGAAAATTGGTTGAATTCTTGGATATCCATTTAATCATTTTTGGTCATTTTCTGCCCACTTTTGGAAAAATAAAAACGGGCAGAGACTAAAAAATTTGGGCAAAAGTGTGAAAAACATTTAGTGGATATCCAAGTTTGGTCAAAAATTTGGGTTTTCTGCCCACTTTTTAAAACGTTTTTGTCCATAGACCGAATGCCCGAAAACCCAGTATTTATGCGGGTTCCGAATTCTTGGATATCCAACTTTGGTCAAAAACCCACTTTTTTTTCAACTCTAATGCGAAGAAAAAGTTTAATAAATATATATAATTAGCAAAAATTTTTGGGCTTTTGTCCAAGAAGGTAGTTCCAGCTAAAGAAGCTTAAAACTACATAACGTGATTATGACAGAGATACTTTACGGTACCTCTGTTTTTTTACGCCAAATTTACAAGTTGTTTTATGAAAGGAATAAAGGACGTAGCAGTGAAAGTCTGTACATGTGAATACATGGTTTAATGATAAAGATGAGCTTGCCGACAAGAGATCGGACGAAGTAGATTGATTGTGTGTAATAATAGCGCATTGAACACAATCTCAGAGATGGAAAATCTGATAAAAAATCAGTTCATCTATCCGCCCAATGAAAAAATCAATTCCTTTCATTTTTATGCTCTTTTTTTTGCGCGCGAAAAATACATTCCCTTTTATGAGGAGAGAGGTAAAATATGCATTTTTAACAGCATTCACTTTCTCTTTTGATATTTGTGAAAGGAGCTTACAAAATGTTAGAAAACAAATTCCAGGCTAATTTAATTAAAGAGCTTAAGAAACTTTTTCCTGGATGCATAGTTATGAAGAATGATGCAAGTTATATTCAAGGTATTCCAGACTTGCTAATTCTTTATAATGATAAGTGGGCTTCTTTGGAATGTAAAAAAAGCGCGTCGGCTAATAAACAGCCTAATCAAGAATATTATGTGGATCAAATGAACAGGATGTCTTTTTCCCGTTTTATTTGTCCGGAAAACAAGGAGGAAGTGCTATATGAACTTCAACAATCATTCCAATCTTGAGGGGCAGCACGCTTTTCTCGGAGCTAGTAAATATCATTGGATTAATTACAGCGAAGATAAAGTTGCCGATGCCTATTCAAAATTTCTTGCTACTCAGAAAGGTACCGTGTTACATGCATTTGCCGCACAGTGTATCTCTTTGGGACAGAAATTACCAAAATCACAAAAAACTTTGAATATGTATGTTAATGATGCCATTGGTTATAAGATGACACCGGAACAGACATTATTTTATTCTGAAAACTGTTTTGGAACAGCAGATTCAATTTCATACAGGTCTGGATTACTTAGAATTCATGATTTGAAGACAGGCATAATTCCAGCACACATGGAGCAGCTTATGATTTATGCCGCTCTTTTTTGTTTGGAATATAAAGTAAAACCTGCTGATATTGATATGGAATTAAGAATCTATCAGAACAATGAAGTTCTGTATCATAATCCAACAGCAGAAGATATAGTTCCAATTATGGATAAAATCATTACCTTTGATAAGGTTATAAGAAAAATAAAAGAACAGGAGGGTTAATCAATGAATCGAATAGCTAAAGTATTATCTCAAATTTCTGATGATATGCTTATGCATTACGGTGTTGCCAGAAGGTCTGGTCGATATCCATGGGGTTCTGGAGATAACCCTTATCAGCATAGTGGGGACTTTCTGAGTCGTGTGCAGTCTTTGAAAAAGTCTGGTATGAGTGAAACAGATATTGCTAAGACTATGGGGCTTACAACAACTCAGCTTAGAACACAAATGAGTCTTGCTAAAGATGAAAGAAGAGCAGTGCAGGTTGCAACAGCCAAAGACCTTAGAGAAAAAGGCTACAGTTTGAATGAAATCGCTGACAAGATGGGATTTGCAAATGACTCATCTGTAAGGTCTTTATTGAATGAAAATTCAGAAGCCAGAATGAACCAGGCGAAAGCCACTGCTGATGTTCTTAGAAAACTTATTGATGAAAAAGGTATGATCGATGTCGGTACCGGAGTTGAAAGAGAACTTGGAGTATCGAAAGAGAAACTTAACCAGGCTCTTTATATTTTGGAAATGGAAGGTTATCCGATTTATGGAGGTGGAGTTCCACAGGTTACTAATCCTGGAAAGCAGACAAACATAAAAGTAATCTGTCCTCCTGGAACAGAGCATAAGGATATTTATAATTATGAGGATGTACATTCTGTAAAAGACTATATTTCTTATGATGGTGGTGAATCTTTTAGAAAAGGCTTTGAATACCCTTCTAGTATGGATTCTAATCGACTTGCTATCAGATACAAAGAAGATGGTGGTATTAACAAAGATGGTGTTATAGAACTTCGTAGAGGAGTCCAGGATTTATCATTAGGCGATTCGCATTACGCACAGGTTCGAATAATGGTAGATGGAAAGAAATATCTAAAGGGAATGGCTGTCTATTCTGATGATATGCCAGATGGAGTTGATGTTATTTTCAATACCAATAAATCAAAATCAGTTCCTAAAATGGAAGTTCTTAAGGATATTAAGAATGACCCGGATAATCCTTTTGGTTCTTTGATAAAGGAACATGGCGGTCAAAGTTATTATGATGATCCAAAAGGAAAGTATACAGACCCAGTAACTGGAAAGAAACAGAGTTTGTCTTTAATCAATAAGAGAGCCGAAGAAGGAGATTGGGGCGAATGGAGTAAAACACTTCCATCTCAGTTCTTATCAAAACAGAGTCTATCTCTTATTAAAAAACAGTTGGGTCTAGCAACGGCAGATAAGCAATCTGAATTTGATGAGATTTGTTCATTAACCAATCCTACAGTAAAGAAAACTTTATTGAAATCTTTTGCTGATGATTGCGATTCAGCTGCTGTACATTTGCAGGCTGCGGCATTACCAAGACAGAAATATCAGGTAATACTTCCATTGACAACCATTAAAGATAATGAGGTTTATGCACCAAACTATAAAGATGGTGAAACAGTTGCCTTAATTCGTTATCCTCATGGAGGAACTTTCGAGATACCAATTTTGAAAGTAAATAATAAGTTAGCTGAAGGAAAGAGTGTTCTTGGTAATACTCCGGCTGATGCCATTGGTATTAATAAAAAGAATGCTGATAGATTGTCCGGGGCTGACTTTGATGGTGATACCGTAATGGTAATACCTTGTAATTCTTCAAAGAGCAAAGTAAAAATTACTTCTACACATTCTTTAAAAGGATTGGAGGATTTTGATACCAAGGATGAATATGGTCCAGATTCTAGTAAACCTGTAAAAGTAGATTCTAAAGGAAAAGAATATTACACCAGAAATGGTAGAACATACCAAAGAATGACAAATACTCAGACTGAAATGGGTAAGATTTCTAACCTTATTACAGATATGACTTTGAAGGGTGCTACTGAACCAGAATTAGCAAAAGCTGTTCGTCATAGTATGGTTGTTATTGACGCCCAAAAACATAAGCTTGATTATAAGCAGAGTGAAATTGATAACGACATTGCAACTTTGAAGAAGAAATACCAAGGTACAACAGATTCAAATGGTCACTATCATGAAGGCGCGTCTACTCTTATCTCAAGAGCAAAATCTGAAACTTCTGTATTAAAGAGAAAAGGAAGCCCTACTATCAATGAAGATGGTTCTCTCAGTTACAAAGAAGTTAAAGAGACATACACTGACAAAGATGGAAAAATAAAAATTCGTACTCAGAAGAGTACTAAGATGGCTGAAGTTAAGGATGCAAGAGAATTATCATCCGGCACCCCACAAGAAGAAGCGTATGCAAAATATGCAAATTCTATGAAATCTTTAGCAAATCAGGCAAGAAGAGAAATGGTCAATACTGGAAAGATTGCCTATTCTGCTTCTGCAAAAGCAACTTATCAGTCTGAAGTAGACTCCCTTATGGGAAAATTAAATGTTGCTTTGATGAATGCCCCCCGTGAAAGACAAGCCCAGACTATTGCCAATGCAGAGGTTCAATCTAAGAAAAGAGACAACCCAGATATGACAAAGGCTGAAATTAAGAAGGCGAGTCAGCAGGCTCTATCGAAAGCCCGCAATTCTGTAGGAGCTAAGAGAACTTCTATAGATATAACTGATAAGGAATGGGAGGCTATACAGGCTGGTGCTATCAGCGAGAACAAGCTAACACAGATACTAAACAATACTAATATTGATGTTGTCAGACAAAAGGCTACTCCTCGTGCCACAACATCACTCAGTACAGCTAAACAGGGTAGAATTTCAGCTCTATCCGCATCTGGCTACAGTACATCTGAAATAGCAGAAGCCTTAGGAGTATCTACTTCAACTGTATCTAAGTATCTGAATGGAAAGGAGTGAACATAGAGAATGGATGTAACTAAGTGTGCATTGACTACAATTGACAACCCTTATGATCCGTTCGACCAGTTCACCGAATGGATGCTATATGACGAGGAGAAAGGTTATCACTCTACATCGTATCTTGGTCGCATCGCAAGGACATCGGATGAGCTATCGGATGAAGAGAATGACAAAGAGATTGAAAGAGCGATAGATGAAATCATCAGATATGATTTTAGAAACATATACAAGAAAGTGAAGAAAACACTAAAAATTACATAGACTGCGAAAGGGTATAGGGGGTGTCTAAAAAACATACCCCCACCCATATCGCGGCGGTCTTTGTTTTTTCCCCAGAGGGAAATTTTTGAAAAATGTTCTGACATATCAGCAGGGTTTTAAAGAGTTTATAGGATTATTACTGAGCGGTGGCTGGCTCATCTTTAAAGGTTGTCTCCTTTCATATACAAGAGTGTAGTAATAGTCTCTGTAAACTCTTTAAAACCCTGCTGAAACTTTATATAAAGTGTGCTGAAATTATTTAAAAGGAGGCGGTAACTATGAGGAAAGTTAAGCCAGACTCATCTTCTGATACTGCCAGTCAGCGAATGCGACCAGCAATCACACCAGAAGCAAGACAGAAACAGATGATCTCTCTTGCAACTGATTGTGCTGAGGATTTAATGAGGTCTGGTAAGGCACCATCGCAAATTATTGTTCACTATTTAAAGCTCGGAACAAAGCAGGCAGAGCTTGAATTAGAGAAGACAAAAAAAGAATTAGCATTAACAGAGGCTAAAACAAAAAGTATTCAATCTTCTGAGCAGGCAGAGGAATTATACAAGAATGCCCTTGATGCTTTCAGAGGATATAGTGGACAGGATTCACAAAGGGAGAGCGATGAATATGAGTGGGATGATTAAAACATATACAGAGCTTATCCGTTTGTCAACATTTCAAGAAAGATTTGAATATTTGAAATTAGATGGTTCTGTTGGAATAGAGACATTTGGTTTTGACAGATATTTGAATCAAGTTTTTTATAACTCAAAAGAGTGGAAAAGACTTAGGAACGAAATCATCGTTAGAGATAGAGGATGTGATTTGGCTTGCGATGGATATGAAATTCAAGGGAACATTATTATTCATCACATGAATCCAATTACACCAGAGGACATCATAAATAGAAATGACGACATTCTCAATCCAGAGTATCTGATATCAACGGTATTGAATACTCACAATGCTATACATTATGGCGATTCGAGCTTATTACCACATGCACCTGTAGAGAGAAGAAAAAATGATATGTGTCCATGGAGACATTAGAAGGAGGTTACTTATGAGTGAGGAAAGAAAAGAAAATCAGTCAGTACAGACAGCGGCTTCAGATACAAAGAATGAAAACATAAAAATTCTCGGTGTTATTGAGAGCTGCGGATATCTGAGAGTTAGAAAAGAACCAAATAAAGAAGCGGATGTTATAGCAACAATTCCTGTTGGTACAATGGTAGAACTTGTAAATGATGAGGTCATTGATGGTTTTTATGCTGTTCATATCGAAGCAGGAGATGGTTATTGTATGGCTGATTACATTCATATTACTTATCCTGAAAAGGAGTAATTATATGGCAGCAGATGAAATGAAAGACAGCATTTTATTATCAGTAAAAAAAATGTTAGGTTTAACAGAAGAGTATGATGCATTTGATTTAGACATCATCACGCATATTAATTCTGTTTTTACCATATTAACACAAATAGGAGTAGGTCCATCTAATGGATTTATGATTGAAGATAAAACTGCAATTTGGACCAATTTTATAAAAGATATGAGCCTTTATCATCTTGTAAAGTCTTATATGGTATTAAAAGTCCGATTACTGTTCGATCCGCCAATTAGTTCTGCAGCATTAGAATGCTGTAAAACGCAAGCAAATGAATATGAGTGGCGGTTGAAAACAATGGCTGAAATTCAGGAGGTGATGGAAGATGGTAACAGCAACTCAGACTGAATCTGATGCGTCGCTTTCTCACCATGGTATCAAAGGTATGAGATGGGGTGTTCGCCGTTATCAGAACAAAGATGGTTCTTTAACACCTCGTGGTAAAAAGCGATATGACAGAGATATAAGAGATAATCTCGCAAAGAAAAAAGATAACAGAATTGATACAAGTCATCCGGATCCTAATAGATGGGCTAGGGAAGATTTAGAACGAAGTAAAAAAATCGTTGACACTAGTTCGGCTATGGTTCGCCAGCTAAAATCAATGGAAAGCGAAACGCGACCGAAACCTAAAAGAAAAAGTATGGATTTATCAAATATGTCTGATAAAGAAATGCGAGACAGAATCAACAGAGAGTTACTTGAGCAGCAATACCAAAAATTATTTTCGGAAGTTGAAGAGCCGAAGATATCTAAGGGACGAGAATGTGTTACGAATGTATTATCAGTAGCAGGTGATGTACTGGTGGTAACAGGTTCTGCTCTTGGTATCGCATTAAGCATTAAAGAATTGCGAGGAAAGTAAGGAGAAAATTCAATATGGCATTATCAAACACAGCCGTCCCAAAATATTACGGCATGTTTCGTGATGCCGTTATTCGAGGCGAGATACCAGTTAATAAGGAAATCTCTATGGAGATGAATCGTATTGATGACCTTATTGCAAATCCTGGAGTCTATTACGATGACAAAGCAGTTGAAGGATTTATCTTATACTGCGAAAACGAATTAACACTTACCGACGGTTCAGATCTGAATCTTCTTGATTCATTTAAAGTATGGTCTGAACAAATTTTTGGCTGGTATTATTTTGTTGAAAGAAGTGTCTATGAACCGTCGGAAGATGGTCATGGCGGACATTATGTTAAAAAGCATATCCGAAAAAGGCTTATTAACAAACAGTACCTTATAGTAGCACGAGGCGCTGCAAAATCTATGTATGGTTCTTGTTTACAGAACTATTATCTTAATGTCGATATCACGACAACACACCAGATTACAACTGCACCAACAATGAAACAGGCAGAAGAAGTTCTGTCGCCTATTCGTACAGCTATTACTCGTTCGAGAGGACCATTTTATAAATTCCTTACAGATGGTTCAATAATGAATACCAGTGGTTCAAAAGCCAATAGAGTTAAATTGGCATCGACCAAGAAAGGAATAGAAAATTTTCTTACCGGTTCGTTATTGGAAATTCGTCCGATGAGGATAGACAAGCTACAGGGATTGCAGCTCAAGGTTGCAACTGTTGATGAATGGTTATCCGGAGATATCAGAGAAGATGTAATTGGTGCTATTGAACAGGGGGCATCAAAGGTAGATGATTATTTGATTGTTGCTATTAGCTCTGAGGGTACAGTCCGTAATGGAGCAGGCGATACAATCAAAATGGAATTGCAGGACATCCTAAAAGGTGAATATATTAACCCTCATGTTTCTATCTGGTGGTACAAACTTGATTCTGTTGAAGAAGTTTCAAATCCAGATATGTGGTTGAAAGCTAATCCAAATTTAGGAAAAACTGTCAGTTATGAAACATATCAGCTTGATGTTGAAAGAGCAGAGAAAGCTCCAGCTGCAAGAAATGATATACTGGCAAAACGATTTGGTCTACCAATGGAAGGTTACACGTATTACTTCACATATGAAGAAACTTTGCCGCATCGAAAAAGAGATTTCTGGCAATTGCCTTGCTCTTTGGGTGGAGACCTATCGCAGGGAGATGATTTCTGTGCATTTACATTTCTGTTTCCATTATCGAATGGTGCATTTGGTGTAAAGACACGAAATTACATAACGCAAAGGACATTAATGAAATTGCAGGCTGCAATGAGATTGAAGTATGAAGAGTTCATCAAAGAAGGCAGTCTTATTGTTATGGAAGGAACTGTCCTGGATATGATGGAAGTATATGAAGATTTGGATAACTACATTATTGAAAGCGGTTACGATGTAAGGTGTTTTGGGTACGACCCATATAACGCAAAAGATTTCGTAGAACGTTGGACACAGGAAAATGGTGTATTTGGTGTAGAAAAAGTAATCCAGGGAGCTAAGACAGAATCAGTTCCACTTGGAGAATTAAAGAAATTATCAGAAGATAGAATGCTTCTGTTCGATGAAGAGCTTATGACATTTACGATGGGAAACTGTATTACTTTAGAGGATACTAACGGAAACCGTAAATTGTTAAAGAAAAGATATAGTCAGAAAATTGATGCAGTGGCAGCTATGATGGATGCCTATGTCGCATATAAGCTCAATCGAGATATGTTTGAATAAGGTCTAATCTATATTTCCATATAAAAAAATATCTTTAGCTTTTGAAGCTATAATTTTTGTTCCTGCATAATCAAATGTGCCTCCGATGACCCCACCTACAATTGGTACCATTTTACCGAGGTTAATCACACCTTTGGTTCCAAATTTGGTTATAAATCGTTGCATTGCTATATGATTTATTTTATTTAATACTTTTGTAGGAATTTTTTGAATAGCTTTAATCGTTAATTTTTCACCAGCTTTAATTCCAGCTTCTTTACATAGTTTGGATATAGATGTACCGGTAATACAAATATAAGCGAGAGTTTGTACATCATCATTAGATGGATTAAAACCCGATATAGTGGCTATTGTTGCAATCATTCTTAGTTGAACATACCAAACAGAGGCAAGATTTGCAGGAACAGCAACAGGTAAAGTTATGACACCACCTAAGCTTGTTAAAAAACCAGAAGTGGTACATTTTCGTACTTGCCATTTAATGAAGTTATCTATAGCTTTTTCTTTAGTCGAATATTTAAGTGTATATTCCGTAGCTAAATCATAACAGCTTTTGGTTTTGGGTATACCTTTTAAAGCAGCATCATAACAGTTATTTAATATATCGGACAATGTTTTTTGTGAAATATTCATAATTTAAAGCCTCGCTCTCCTTAAAAGATAATATATTGTATCATTTTTAGGAGGAGGGGGTCAAGATTCAGGAGGTAATTATGCAAAATGAACTATATCATCATGGAATAAAAGGTATGAGATGGGGTGTTCGCCGTTATCAGAACAAAGATGGTTCTTTAACACATCAAGGAAAGAAAAAGTATGGAAAAAATACAGGTGAAATTTTATTAAAATCGGCAGGTACTGAAGCAGCTATATTAGTAGGAAGAAATGTAACGTCACATGTTCTTGGGCATATGGGAGCTGATGTAATTACAACAACTGCCATCACAAGGTTAGCCGCTGCTGGTGCAACTGTTGTAAATGTTATGAACACGGGATGGAGTATTCGCAATAATAGGCAAATAAACAGCGAGTCGCCAAATCCTAAAAAAGCAGATCGTAAAGTTTCTAAGAAAAAAGAGAGAAAGATGTATGTAAATGCTTATAACAATGCAGCAGCTAGGATGAATAATGGTTTAATTGAACAGTTTAATAAAAAATATGAAGGAAAAGATATAAGCGACATATCTTCGGCTGATGGTAAAAAATATATGGAAGATTACGAAAGACTTTGGAATAAAGTTTTTGCAGAGGAGTATGAAAAATTGAGTTGAATGTTTTAACTGGGGGTGATCAAATGAAAAATCAAAAAAACAGTGATGAATTAATGCATTATGGTGTTCTTGGTATGAAATGGGGGGTTAGGCGTTATCGTAATTACGATGGTTCATATACTCGTAAAGGGGTAAAGAAGTACGATGAAGCTAAGAGTAACTATGATAGTGTTAAAGCTAAAAGAAAAGCGAAACAATCGACGCGAGCAGAACTACATAAAGCTAAGAAAAATCTCAATAAAGCGTATAAAAAAATAAAGTATGATAAGAAAGCTGATCAAGGAAAAGCATTATATGCAAAAGGGAAAACAATAACTGATAATGAGAGAAAAATGCAAATGATAGAAACTGGTATAGTTGCAGGTGCATCTATAGTTAATTATGGAATACGACAATATGGAAATGTTAAAATGGCTAATATTAGTACAGCAACAATAGCAGCTGGTGGAACATTAGTTAATGCATGTTTATATGCTAAAAATAAGTCCGAAAATTCTAAACTCAGAGCTTATTATGCACATCACTAAAATAAAAAAAAGAAAGGAAATTTCAAAATGGAATTAACAGTTGGCCCCAGACTGAAACATGCCTGGAATGCATTTCTGAATCGAGCCCCCACCGCCAATTATCAGTATGGTATAGGTGGGGGATATGCATATCGACCAGACAGATTCAGACTTACAAGAGGAAATGAGCGTTCTATCGTGACCTCTGTTTACAATCGAATAGCTTTAGATGTAGCCGCCATTAACATTCAGCATGTTCAGTTGGATGATGAAGGGCGGTTTTTAAATGTTATAAAATCTGGACTTAATGATTGCTTGTCATTAGAGGCAAATCTTGACCAGACAGGAAGAGCATTCATACAGGATGTTGTTATGTCAATGATGGATGAGGGCGTAGTAGCGATAGTACCGACTGATACTACTATTGACCCAGATATATCTAATGGTTTTGATATAACGTCCATGCGAGTAGGAAAAGTAGTTGATTGGTATCCACAGCATATAAAGCTGGAGGTATATAACGAACAGACAGGTACAAAGCAGACAATTACTATGCCTAAGAGAAACGTTGCAATTATTGAAAACCCACTTTATGCCGTTATTAATGAACCGAATTCTACAATGCAGAGATTGGTTCGAAAATTGAATCTTTTGGATGCTGTTGATGAACAGAGCAGTTCTGGAAAATTAGATTTAATTATCCAGTTGCCATATGTTATCAAATCAGATGCAAGAAGAAAGCAGGCTGAACTTCGAAGGAAAGATATAGAAGAACAGTTATCCGGCTCAAAGTATGGAATTGCGTATATTGATGGAACGGAGCATGTTACACAGTTAAATCGTTCAGTTGAGAATAATCTGATGAAGCAGATTGAATATTTGACGAGTATGCTATATAGCCAGTTAGGTATCACTCAGAGCATATTAGATGGAACAGCTGACGAGAAGACAATGCTTAATTACTACAATAGGACAATAGAACCAATTTTGTCAGCAATTGTTGACGAAATGAAACGTAAGTTCCTTACAAAGACAGCTCGTACAAAGAATAAGTCAATTAAGTTCTTTAGAGACCCATTTAAACTTGTACCAATCAGTGAAATTGCTGAGATAACGGATAAGTTTACAAGAAATGAAGTAGCATCATCTAATGAAATGCGTCAGGTAATTGGATGGAAACCATCTGATGACCCTAAGGCAGACGAATTGAGAAATAGTAACATATCACAATCTGACTCTGGAATAGCAAATCAGACAGATGATGAAAATCAAGATATAGGAGGAGAAATTCAAAATGAAGTATGATTTTGGTGGCTATGCCACACGAAATAATCTCACTTGCACTGATGGTCGTGTAATTAAGAAAGATGCGTTCAAGTCACAGAATGGAGAAACAGTTCCACTTGTTTGGAATCACAACCATGATGTTGATGATGTACTTGGATTAGCACATCTTGAAAATCGCGAAGATGGTGTATATGCATATTGTGAATTTAACGATACGGAAAAAGGTAAGACTGCAAAAGAACTGGTGCAGCATGGCGATGTGAGGTCATTGTCAATCTTTGCAAATCAGTTAATGCAGAAAGGTTCTGATGTAATCCATGGATTAATCAGAGAAGTTAGTCTTGTAATTGCTGGGGCTAATCCTGGAGCTTTTATTGATGATGTAATTGCTCATGGAGAGGATGGTTCTGGAATAATTATTTGCTATGACGAGGGTGTAACAGTGTTTATGCACTCTGATGACAAAGAGAAAACTAAGGATTCGGAAGATAAGAAAAAAGAAAAGTCCGAAGATGATGAGACTGTAGAAGATGTCTTTGACTCGCTTACAGAAAAGCAGAAGACTGCTGTGTATGCTGTTATCGGAACAATTATGGAAGATAACAAAAACAATGACGACTCAGATGATAATGAAGGAGGAAAAGAAGAGATGAAACATAACGTATTTGAGGATGGTGTACAGGCACAGGATAACACACTTTCTCATGCTGACCAGGTGGCTATCCTTGAGACAGCAAAGATGAGAACAGTTGGAACTTTTAAGAATGCATTACAGATGTATGCGGAGGAGAATGCACTTCAGCACGATGCAACTAGCAGTGGTGTTGCAGCAGGAGACATTTCTAAGCTCTTCCCAGAGTATGCAGAGGTAAGACCTGGTGCACCGGAGCTTATTACTAATGACCAGGGTTGGATTAGCACCGTTATTTCTAAGGTACATAAGTCACCTATGTCAAGAATCAGAACAACACAGGCTGATATCAGAAATATTGATACTCTTAAAGCTCATGGCTACCAGAAAGGAAAGCAGAAGAAGTTAGCAGGAAACTTTAATCTTGTAAGAAGAACAACAGACCCACAGACTATTTATGTAAAGAATGCACTTAACAGAGATGACATTGTTGACATCACTGATTTCGATTATGTTGCATATCTGTACAACATTGATCGTATGAACCTTAACGAAGAGCTTGCTAAGGCAATTATGATTGGTGACGGTCGTGATGATGGTGCAGAGGATAAAATCTTCCCAGAGCATATCAGACCAATCTGGCTTGATGACGACCTTTACACAATTCATACCGATCTCGATATTACAACTATGAAGGCTGAGCTTCAGGGAACAAATACAGGAGCAAACTTCGGTGATAACTATGTGTACGCTGAAGCAATGGTACAGACATTACTCTATGCAAGAGAGAACTATAAGGGAACTGGTACACCAGACTTATACTGCACACCTCATATGGCAAATGTAATGCTTCTTGCAAGAGATCTGAACGGTAGAAGAATCTACTCTTCTAAGGCTGAGCTTGCTACAGCGTTAAATGTTGGTAGCATCAATACAGCTGAGCAGTTCGCTAATAAGACAAGAAAGACTTCTGATGGAAAGACAAAGAAGCTTATTGCTCTTATCGTAAATCTTCAGGATTATTCTCTTGGAGCGACAAAGGGCGGAGAGATTACACACTTCACTCAGTTCGATATCGACTTCAACCAGGAGAAATCACTTCTTGAGACACGCTGCTCTGGAGCTCTTACAAGAGTCTACTCAGCAATTGCCATTGAGGAGGATGTCACAGATACTAAGGGTCAGCAGACTGGTGGCTTAGCAGGCTAAGATAAATCGTAGAAAGGAAATTTCAAAATGAGTAAATTTTTTGGAGCAATTGGTTATTCCGTATCAGAAGAAACAGCTCCCGGTGTATGGACAGACCATATTGTAGAGCATAACCATTATGGTGATGTCAATAGAAGTAAGGCTCAGCACGAAACTGGAACATCACTTAATGATAACATCAATATTTCAAATGAGTTTAGTATTATTGCTGACCCATTTGCTTATGAGAATTTCCAAAATATGCGATATATCGTATTTATGGGAGCTAAGTGGAAAATTACGAGCGTAGAAGTTCAGTATCCACGATTAATTCTGACGGTTGGAGGGGTTTATAATGAGCAGACGACTTAAACTACATAGTGTTCTTTGTGGTATATTAGCTTGCCCCGAAAGAGGAAAAGAGTGTCGAGCTTATTTTCAGCCACCAGCATCAGTTAGTATGAAATACCCTGCCATTGTGTATGCCCTTAATGGAAAAGATAAGAGGCACGCCGATGACAGGGTTTATTTGTCTTCAAATCGTTATTCTGTAACAGTCATAGACAGCAATCCGGATAGCGATATAGTAGACAAAATATCTGAATTACCAATGTGCAGATTCAATACAGCCTACACCAAGGACAATTTGAATCACACAGTATATGAAATTTATTATTAGGAGGAAATCAACATGTCAAAACTTACATGGGATAATGAAGGCGAGCGATTGTTTGAAACTGGTGTCAGTGAAGTCGCTCTTTATCCATTTCAGACAAATGGCTATACAAAGGGTGTTGCTTGGAATGGTGTGAGTTCTATTACAGACAGTCCTGGAGGAGCAGAGTCGAATAAGATTTATGCAGATAACATCGAGTATCTCAATCTTATGTCTGCTGAAACAGCTGGTGGAACTATCGAAGCATATATGGCACCAGATGAGTTTGCTGAATGCGATGGTTCTGTAGAGGTTGCACCTGGAGTATATGCAGGTCAGCAGAACCGTAAGAAGTTTGGTCTTGCATATAAGACTATTCTCGGAAATGATACAGAATCAAATGACCATGGTTATAAACTTCACTTAGTATGGGGATGCCTTGCTTCTCCATCAGAGAAACAGAATTCATCTGTAAATGAGAGTCCAGAGCCATTGGCTATGTCCTGGGAATACAGTGCAACACCTGTTAAAGTTACTGCGGCTGTTAGGGGTAAGAAACTCAAAGCAACAGCTACAATGACATTCGACTCGACAAAGGTAGATGCCACAAAGCTTCAGAAGTTGGAAGGTATTCTTTATGGAACAGATGGTTCTGGATCAACTGAGCCAAGACTTCCAATGCCAGATGAAATCATTTCTATGATGACAACCGAAGGTTAATTAAATATTCAGTCTATGCGACGTATTCAGTTCGGCTGGCGTCGCTTTTTTTATTTGAAAGGAGAAATTCAAAATGCATAAAGAAACTATTACTTACGTTGATTTCAACGGTACAGAAAGAACAGAAGACCATTATTTCAACCTTAGCAAAACGGAGATTACGGAGTTAGAGGTAAGTATGCCTGGCGGTCTCGCAGAGTACCTTATGGGAATTGTAAATGCCAAGAATGTTCCGGAAATTATGGCTTCGTTTAAGAAGATTATTTTATCTGCATACGGCATCAAGTCGGCAGATGGAAGAAGGCTTAAAAAAGGAGCAGAAATCAGCAAAGCATTCACGGAATCACCGGCATATGACGTACTGTTTCAGAGATTATTCTTATCTGGAGATGTTAATGCTGCCTCTGATTTTATTAATGCGATCATTCCACAGATTAAGGATGATGCGGCACAGTCAGCAGCAGAGAATAAGAATTTAACTGTTGTTTCTGGAGCGGCACAGTAATTCATTTTTGGAGGTGTACAGATGCTTAATATCGTAATACCTTCAGCTGAATTATGGGATGAAAAGAACGAGCAATTCATCCATACAAAGGAACGAAAATTACAGTTAGAGCATTCTTTGGTTTCAGTCGCTAAATGGGAAGCTAAGTGGAATAAGCCTTTTATAAACAAAAAAGAGAAAACAACAGCAGAAATTATTGACTATGTGCGATGCATGACCATTACGCAGAATGTACCAGATGATTGCTACAACTATTTAACAATAGCAAACATAGAAGAAGTGAACAGGTATATTGCGTTGCCAATGACAGCTACTTGGTTCACTGAAACAAAAAAGAAAGTAACAACAAATCGCGAGCAGATTACAGCGGAACTTATTTATTACTGGATGATTAGTTTCAATATTCCTATGGAATGTCAGAAATGGCATTTGAACAGATTGCTTACTTTGATAAGGGTATTCAATGAGAAGAATCAACCTAAAAAGAAAATGAGTCAGCAGGAACTATATCGTCAGCACGCTGCAATAAATGCTGCAAATAGAAAGAGATTTCATTCAAAAGGATAGGAGGAAATACTATGGGACTTAATGGTATTGATGTCAGCGGTTGGCAGGAAGGTATTGATTTATCTGCTGTTGCCGCTGATTTTGTAATTATGAAAGCTACTCAGGGTACTGGATTTGTCAGCAAAGATTTTGTTAGACAGTATCAGCAGGCAAAAGAAAATGGAAAGCTAGTCGGATGTTATCACTATGCCGAGGGAGGCGACTATGTTGCAGAGGCAAACCATTTCCTTGATGTTGTTGGAAATCGCGTTGGAGAAGCTATTCTTTGTCTTGATTGGGAAGGACAGGATAATCCAACATTTGGTCAGAACGATTTCAATTGGGTTAAAGGATTCTGTGATTATGTATTCTCTAAGACCGGTGTAAAACCGCTTGTCTATATTCAGAAGAGTGCTATGGAAAGAATTGACGGAATTGGCGATTACGGATTATGGATTGCGCAGTATCCGGATTACACACAAACTGGCTACCAGGAGACACCTTGGAATGAGGGGGCTTATGCATGTGCTATTAGACAGTACAGCTCAGTAGGTAGGATTAATGGATACAACGGAGATCTCGACCTTGATAAGTTTTATGGTGACGCTGATGCTTGGAAAGCATATGCCGCTGTAAATGGAGAGAGCACATCACCGGAACCAACACATCAGCCGGAAGTTAATACGCCAGATGGTTCCACTCTTGAATTAGCTGAAAGAACTATGAAGGGCGAATTTGGAGATGGTGACGACAGAAGAAACAATCTTGGAACACGATATGATGAGGTACAGAGCTTCATTAACCATATCTATGAAGCATCTGCTAATGATTTGGCAAATGAGGTTCGTTCTGGAAAGTATGGTAATGGCGATACAAGAAAGGCGGTTTTGGGAAACCGTTATTCAGAGGTACAGGGCATTGTAAATGGTGAAGCAGAAAAGAAATACTATACAATTCAGTCTGGCGATGTGTTATCAAAAATCGCTGCTGCTAATGGTACTACCGTTGACAACCTTGTGCGTCTTAATGGTATTAGTAATCCGGATCTGATTTATGCAGGTACGAAGATTAGAGTTAAGTAGGGGTAAATATATATGATCAGTTTCAGACAAAAGGGCGACTTCCACAAGCTTACCATATATCTGGAAAGAGTGAAAGAAGTAGCACAAATAGGCGACCTTGATAAGTATGGTCGTCAAGGTGTGGCAGCCCTTGCGTCTGCTACGCCGAGAGATACTGGAAAAACTGCAAATTCGTGGAATTACGAAATCAAGCAGGATAAGGATTCAGTGTCTATTAGTTTTTATAACACAAATATTCAAAATGGAGTTCCAATCGCAATTATCTTGCAGTATGGACATGGAACTCGTAACGGAGGCTGGGTACAGGGTCGAGATTATATCAATCCTGCTATTCAGCCTATTTTTGACGAAATTGTCAAATCGGCGTGGAAGGAGGTTACAAGTCTATGAGTACAACTGTTGATCAAAGAGTCGTCGAAATGCGATTTGATAATAAGCAGTTTGAAAACAATATTCAGACAAGCTTATCTTCTATAGACAAACTTAAAAAGAGCTTGAATATGGATGGAGCAACAAAAGGACTTGAAAGTGTTGAAAAAGCCTCTGGTAAGATAAATCTTTCCGGATTATCGAATGCCGTTGAAACTGTTAATGCTAAATTTTCAGCATTAGAAGTAATGGCAATTACGGCATTGGCAAATATTACAAATTCGGCAGTAAATGCAGGTAAAAGTATTGTATCGGCATTAACTATTGATCCAATCAAAACAGGATTTCAAGAATATGAAACGCAGATTAATGCAGTTCAGACAATCTTAGCAAATACTTCATCAAAGGGAACCACCCTTGACCAGGTTAATAATGCATTAGATGAGTTAAACCACTATGCAGATATGACCATTTATAATTTTACGGAGATGACACGTAATATTGGTACCTTTACAGCGGCTGGTGTTGATTTGGATACCTCTGTTTCTGCAATTAAAGGTATTGCCAACCTTGCCGCAGTATCAGGTTCAAATTCACAGCAGGCAAGTACAGCAATGTATCAGTTATCACAGGCATTAGCAGCAGGAACAGTAAAATTACAAGACTGGAACTCTGTTGTAAATGCCGGTATGGGTGGTCAGGTATTCCAGGATGCTTTAAAAGAAACAGCAAGAGTGCATGGAATAGCTATTGATGACATGATTAAAGATGAAGGGTCATTCAGAGAAACTTTACAGAAAGGCTGGTTGACATCTGACATCTTAACCGAGACATTATCTAAGTTTACAGGTGACTTGAACGAGGAGCAGCTCAGAACTATGGGTTACTCAGAAGAGCAGATAGCATCAATAATCAAAATGGGTCAGACTGCTAATGATGCCGCTACAAAAGTAAAGACATTTTCCAAGTTATTTGACACATTAAAGGAAGCTGCACAGTCTGGCTGGACCCAGAGTTGGGAAATTATCGTTGGTGACTTTGAAGAAGCGAAAGAATTACTCACAGAGATGAGTGATACATTCAGCGCAATTATAAATTCATCGGCGGATGCCAGAAATAGTATGTTGCAGGGCTGGAAAGATTTGGGAGGAAGAACAGCACTTATAGAAGCAGCTAGAAATGCTTTTGAGGGAGTGCTTAGTATTATTAAGCCTGTGAAAGAAGCATTCCGCGAAATCTTCCCGCCAATGACGGCACAACAACTGTACAACATTACAGATGCGTTAAGAAATCTGACGGCGCATCTGAAACTCAGCGATACAAATTCGGAAAATTTGAAAAGAACATTCAAAGGTTTGTTTGCAGTAATTGACATCGTTAAACAAGCATTCGTAGCAGTTGCAAAAGGAGTAGGCTCTCTATTAGGAGGGACTGGTGACTTAGCTAGTTCTATTTTATCGGTAACGGCACGCTTCGGAGATTGGCTTGTGAAACTTGATGAAACTATCAAGAAAACAGATATATTCAATGTTGCTATACAGACCGTGATTAAATATATAAAAACAGGTGTGGCAGTAGCAACAGATTTAATCGACAAAGCTGTTGATGCGGTCACAAGATTCGCAAATTCTATAAAGCAGAAGTATGACACTGGTGGATTTGCAGTTATTCATTCTGTTCTGGAAAGAGTACATACAAGAATGTCAGAAGTTGGAGAAGCTGCTGACGGAATGCGAAGTGGTGTTGAAATTGCAATTGGTGCAATGGGTAAAGCACTCGAAAATTCTAAGTTTTTACAAGCACTCCAGGCATTATGGGAAGGAGTAAAGACTATTGGAACTGGTATTGCAAAAGCAATGAAAACCCTTGCTAGTGGATTTATAGAAGATATCAGTGATGTCAATTTCTCAAGTGTGTTTGACGTTCTCAGTGGAATTTCATTAGCTGGAATTGCGGTTGGAATCAATAAGTTCCTTAAAGGAATCACAGATGCAGTAAGTGATGTTACAAAACTAACAGACCAAATCAAGGGAATTCTTGATAGCGTTAGAGGTTGCTTTGAAGCATATCAGACACAATTGAAAGCAGGAACTTTGATTAAGATTGCAAGTGCAATTGCAATTCTTACGGGAGCGATTGTTGTACTTTCGCTTATTGACTCTGCAAAATTGGCATCAGCTATTACCGCATTAACAGGATTGTTTGCGGAACTTATGACATCTATGGCTATCTTTACAAAGATAAGCGGTGACCTTAAGAATGCGGGAAAGACAGCTACAATTATGTTGGGATTATCAGTTTCAGTGTTAATTCTTGCATCAGCGTTGAAGAAGATTGCATCTTTGAGTTGGAATGAGATAGCAAAAGGACTTACAGGTATTACAGTAATTTCTGGCGTATTGACAGGAGTTGCAAAAGTTATTTCAAAAGATGAAAAGACAATTGCTAAAGGAGCATTCAATCTTATATTCCTAGCGACAGCTATTAAGATATTAGCATCTGCTTGCAAAGACATATCAAAACTTAGCTGGGGAGAACTTGGTAAGGGACTTACTGGAGTAGGGGTTCTGATGGCAGAAATAGCTTTATTCTTGAATACGGCTAAATTTAGTGGAAAAGCAGTATTAACAGCAACAGGAATTCTTGTGTTGTCAGCCGCTATAAAAGTATTAGCATCTGCTTGCAAAGATTTTGGTTCTATGCAGTGGAGTGAAATCGGAAAAGGTCTTACAAGTATTGGCATATTACTTACAGAGATTGCAGCATTTACAAATCTTACAGGTAATGCTAAACATGTTGTATCTACTGGTATTGCTTTAATCGCTATTGCCGGCGCGATGAAAATTATGGCATCAGCTGTAGAGAATTTCGGTTCTATGCAGTGGAGTGAAATTGGCAGAGGACTGACCGTTATGGCAGGAGCATTAGCAGAGATTACATTAGCTGTCAATTTAATGCCTAAAAATATGATATCAACAGGCGTTGGTCTTATTGCCGTTGCCGGAGCTCTTACAATATTATCAAATATTCTAAGTACAATGGGAAATTTCACATGGGAAGAGATTGTAAAAGGTCTTGTTACTATGGGGGGAGCGTTAGCGGAACTATCGGTAGCGTTAAATCTTATGAACGGAACATTGGCTGGTTCAGCGGCATTACTCATTGCAAGTGCTTCATTAGCGGTGTTGGCACCAGTTCTGAGTATACTGGGTGCTATGAGTTGGGAAGCAATAGCCAAAGGTTTGGTTTCTTTAGCAGGAGCATTTGCAATTATAGGTGTAGCTGGTGCTGTATTATCACCGCTTGTTCCAAGTATTTTGGCATTAGCAGGAGCATTTACACTTATAGGTGTAGGAGTTGCTGTGACAGGAGCAGGTTTATTAGCTGCTGGACTTGGACTACAGGCACTTGCTATTGGGCTTACTGCGATAGCAGCAGCTGGAACAGCAGGAGCGACAGCACTTGTAGCAGCATTAGCAGTCATTATAACAGGTGTGGCAGATTTAATTCCAGCAGTACTGGTTAAATTGGCAGAGGGAATTGCTCAGTTCTGCGTTGCATTAGCAGGTGCAGCACCACAAATTTTAGAGTCGCTGGTCGTTATTATTACGGCTTGTCTGGCGGCGATATCAAACGTGGTACCTCAATTGGTCGAAGTTCTCGTAACACTACTGGTTACAACTCTTCGAACTTTGGCTGAGCATACGCCAGAAATTGTACAGGCTGTGTTCGATATTCTGATTGCATGTCTACAGGGAATTGCAGATAATATCGGAATGGTGGTTCAAACTGCTATAGATATTGTGCTGAATTTCATCGACGGAATAGCTCAAAAATTACCAGATGTGATTCAGTCTGGTGTTAATTTGCTCTTGAGTTTCATCGAAGGCATTATTAGTGCTATCGATAATAACTCCGAGCGATTAGCAAATGATATACGAAATTTGTTTAAAGCATTAATTCGCGCAGCGGTTCTTGTACTTACTGGTGGAGTTGTTGATATCAAAGAAGTTGGTTCCAAGATAATGAATTCTGGACTTATCAGTGGTATCAAGGAGAAATTATCAAATCTTAAGGAAACTGTACGTGATTTGATATCAAATGCCAAGCAGGTTATTCAAGATAAAATAAATGACTTCAAAGATGTGGGAAAGCATATTATAGGTGGACTTATCAGTGGTATTACAGATAAAGCCTCTGATTTGGCTAATTCAGCGATTAATGCGGCTAAGAGTGCTGTGAATGGTGTAAAGAATTTTCTTGGCATTCATTCACCATCAAGAGTATTTGCTGAAATTGGTAGATATACTGATGAGGGATTTATTAATGGTGTGAAGGCTTATGCTGGAAAAGTATCTGACGCTACGGTTGATATGGGAAAAGGTGCTGTTGGCGCAATGTCCGATACACTTTCAACTATTGCAGATTTGGTTAGTTCCGATATAGACACAGAGCCTACTATAAGACCTGTAATGGATCTGTCAAATATTCAAAATGGTGCTAATCAGTTGTTTAGTATGATGAAGAGTGTTGACGGGTATTCGTTATCTGGTTCATTAGACATTGCCAATAGAACCGGTAATCGTATTAATGAAGTAAGAAGCAAAGCAACTGATAATTCCAGTGTGTTAGATAAGATTTCAGATGCTGTTGGAAACTTCAACGGCGGAAATTCATTCGAAAATACATTTAATATCACGGGAAGTAATCCTAAAGAGATTGCAGAAGAAGTATCAAACATTATTCAGAGACAAGTTGAAAGGAGGGATGCTTCATGGGCGTAATTATTTACAATGGTATTTCATCGGAAGAATTCGCTATCCAAGTGGAGCATCCGCCTGGATATGAAACTCCGGAAAAGGACTATGAAGTTACACATATTCCTGGAAGAAACGGGGATATTTATGTCGATAAAGGGTCGTATAAAAATGCATCAAGAAGTTATGACATAGCTATTGGTGCTGAAAATAAGGATTTTACAATGATGGCAAATTTTATTTCGGAGTGGCTTAACTCTGCGTCTGGATATGCTAAGTTGGAAGATTCATATGAGCCGGAATATTATCGACTTGCTGCTTATAAGAGTGGCGGAACAATTGAAAACATATTACAGCACGCTGGGCGTATTACAGTTGCATTTGATTGTAAACCTCAGCGTTTTCTTAAATCTGGAGATATTCCAGTAATTGTCAGAGCAACGAGCAAATTAAGAAATCCCACAGGATTCAAATCGCTTCCTATTATAAAAGTGAACGGTTCTGGAAAGGGTAATCTGAGAATTGGTGACTATGTTATCACTATTTCGAACATTAGCTCGTATCTGACAATCGATAGTGAATTACAGGATGCTTATAAAGGTACTACAAATTGCAATTCACTTGTAACGTTGAGCAACGGATTTCCGAAGCTTATAAAAGGCGAAAACGAAATTTCTTTTTCTGGTGGAATAACAAGTGTGGAGGTGATACCTAAATGGTGGACACTATGATTACTCTTCATGAGTCTACAGAAACATCATTCACAACGAATGGATTAGGCACATTAAGTGACGCCATTACTTGCGAAGTTACTGAAGAAAGAAATGGAGAGTTCGAACTTGAAATTGAATATCCGGTTACAGGTATCAGATATAAGGAATTACAGCTTAGGCGTATCATTATGGCAAAGCCAAATCCTTATTCTGACCCACAACCATTCCGAATCTATGCAATCACAAAGCCAATCAATGGAATTGTTACAATAAATGCAGAACATATAAGTTACGATATGTCTGGATACCCAGTATCAGCATTTGCAGCCGACACAGTTCAAAATGCATTTATTAATATGAAATCCGCATCAGCGGTTGATTGTCCTTTTTCATTTTCAACAGATAAAACTACAACTGCAAATATGACAGTTCTCAAACCATCGAGTATGCGTTCACTTCTTGGAGGCGTTGACGGTTCAATCCTTGATGTGTATGGAGGAGAGTATGAATTCGATAAGTTCAACGTAAAGCTTTGGAATAAAAGAGGCGCGGATAGAGGTGTTAGCATTAGATATGGTAAGAATCTTACTGATTTGAAGCAGGAAGAGAATTGCAGTTCTGTCTATACAGGTGTTTATCCATTCTGGTATTCGGAGCAGGAAGGTCTTGTGCAGCTGGATGAGAAGATTGTAAAAGCTTCTGGCACATATAATTTTACAAGGATTTATCCATTGGATTTATCGCAGGAATGGCAGGAAAAACCAAATCAAGAGCAGCTCAGAGCAAGAGCTAATTCTTATATGAAAGCAAACAACATAGGAGTACCAGCTGTATCATTGACTGTATCATTTGTACAATTGTCACAATCTACGGAGTATGCTAAATATGCGCTTTTGGAGGATGTACATCTTTGCGACACTGTAAGCGTTGAGTTCCCGGAGTTAAATGTTAGCGCCACGGCAAAGTGCATAAAAACTATATATGATGCCATAAGTAATAAGTACGTGTCGATTGAACTTGGAGAATCAAGGACAAATCTTGCATCGACGATTTCTGACCAAAAGCAGGCAATCTCTGATACCATTACTAAAACATTTATGCAACAGGCTATTGAGAATGCTACGCAATTGATTAGTGGAGGTCTTGGCGGTTATGTGATTATGCACAGCAGCACCGGTGGAAAATATCCTGATGAAATTCTTATTATGGATACAGATGATATTGCTACTGCGAAGAAGGTATGGCGTTGGAATAAAGGTGGATTGGGATATTCTTCAACAGGATATAATGGTCCATTTGCTTTAGCTATGACACAGGATGGTCAGATTGTAGCAGATTTCGTTAAAACTGGGACGATGAGTGCAAATCGTATAAACGGTGGCACTTTAATTCTTGGTGGAAAGAACAACTCAAATGGTACGGCACTTATAAAAGATTCATATGGAAAAGTTCTTATTCGACTTGATAGGGACGGAATAACATTGTCAGAAGATGTTCAGATTTCTTATGAAAATATTTCAGACGCTCCGTCTATTCCAACTAAAGTATCAGAACTTACGAATGATAGTAAATATACAACTATGCCGGATGTTGAAAAGAAAGGGTATCAGACAAAGGCTAATGTGACCAAAATCACTAAGGATACAGTTACAACAACATATGTAAATGCTTTGGATATAACTGCTAAACAGGTTAATTGTAAATCTGGTAGTAAAGAAGCCAATATTAATGCTGGGGCATCTCATTATAAATATTCCAATGAGTACATAGGAGAAATAGGTACAAATAGTTGGACAGGCAATGACAATCGTAGAGGATTGGTATTTGACCTTGATGAAAATGGCGATTACATGACATGGGCGGCACAGCCTAAGAGTGGTCAGAGTTACCTTGTTAAGCTTTTATATGAGCGAAACGGTTATACCTCAAACACTGTGACATACAATGCAGATACCATAAACTTGGGGTGTGATGTTGATATGCATTACTACAAACTTAAGAATGTATCTTGGGAAAATGGTAGTGGAATAACAGGAACAATGAGATTTGTTCAAGTAGGTGGAATGAATAGCGATGGAACCGCTTCAAATTGGAGTAATAACGCATATTTACAATTTGAGAGAGGTGTTTTAGTAAAAGCGGGTTGGTACGATTATTAGGAGGTTTTATGGAAGAAAATGCCACAGAAGTAAAAGATAAGGACCTCGTATTAATCGAGGCGAGCAATGAAGTATCTAAACCGGATGAAGGTGAAGATGTTGTACAAGATAATTCCGAACAGGAACAACTTCGTTCTGATGTAGAATTTTTATCAATGATGACTGGCGTTGATTTAGGGGGTGATTAAAAATGGGTGTATATACACCAGACTCAAACAGAGTTGTGCATTATACGTATGCAGACATGACAGCTCGTCAGATTGTACGTCCGGTTCATCTTGTGCAGTATGATCAGGGATTACCGATTATTGCGGTAAAACTATATAATGACGGACTTGAATATACGATACCTACTGGCGCAACAGTTAATATAAGATGTGGTAAGGTTGACAGTAATTTTGTATATAATCCTGCATTAGGGTGGGATTCTGCTAAGCATACGGTTTACTTTGAAGTTACAAAGCAAATGACCGTACTGGCAGGAGAAATAAATCCTATTGTAGAGATTGAGTTAAATAACAAGATTGTATCCAGTGGGGCTATTGCCGTGCAGATTGATTTCAATCCTGTACAGGAACAGAGCATAAGGTCAACAACGGAATATCTCACTGCTAAGCAATATGCAGAACAGGCAGTTGATGCAGCAGCAAAAGCAGCAAGCTCTGCCAGCCAGGCATCTGGATATGCTAGCACAGCAAATTTAAGAGCAAACGCCGCGGAATCATCAGCTTCAGGTGCGGCTAACTCTGCAAGTGCAGCTAGTACGAGTGCGGAGAATGCGAAAAGCTATGCTGATTCAGCTGCTTCATCGAAGAATGCAGCGGCATCATCAGCTTCTAATGCATCAGCATCAGCAACAAATGCCAAAAAGTCTGAAACAGCGGCAGCGAACTCAGCATCTTTAGCGCAGGCAGCATATGAAGAAATTCTCGGAGCAGATGTCGGCAAATTTGGTTCACAGCTTGCTAATGAACATTCTGTATTACAACCGATTTACGATTCATCAGGACAAAATATATGTGATTCAAGTGGTAGAGAAATACAGGGACGTACAATATTTGCTGATGAAAGTGAAGTTGTATCATTACGACAGCAGGTATCTCATTTAGATACTTTTATAAGAAGTGTTATCAGTAGATTGGGATATGTAACAGACCATGCACTGTTAGACAGTGACTACAAAGGGCTTTAGAGAAATCTGAGGCTCTTTATTTTTTAAGGAGGATTAAAGAAAATGCCTAAAGTAACGGATTATTCCGCAGCAACCAGATTTGATAGTGGAGACGTAATTATTAAAGATGGTACTGGCGGAACAAAGAAAATGACAGCAGCAAATGCAGCAGTAGAATTTGCTGGACTTGTATCGGCGATTAATCATCGCAATGTATATAGAGGAAAGAACCTTGGCTCATCAGTTACAGCAGCCCAAAAGGCAGCTATTCAAAATGGAACATTTGACGACCTGTTTATCGGAGATTACTGGGTAATTAGCGGTGTGACTTGGGTTATTGCAGATATGGATTATTTCCTTAGATGCGGTGATACAGATTTCACAAAGCATCATCTTGTTATTGTTCCGGCGTCATCACTTTACAATGGTCAGATGAATGCAACTAATACGACAGAGGGTGGATATGTAGGTTCTGTTATGTATAAAACAGGATTGGATAATGCAAAAGCAAAATTTAAGGCTGCTTTTGGAGATATGCTTCTTACTCATAGAACTTATCTTGTAAATGCAGTCGCCAACGGAAAACCATCTGGAGGAGCATGGTTCGATGAGACAGTTGCGCTTATGCAAGAGGTTATGGTATATGGCACACATTATTTCGAGCCTGCAAATGATGGGACAACAATCCCTACAAAATACAGCGTTTGCAATTCACAGCTTGCACTTATGCGCCTTAATCCAAGAATGATCAAGATAAGAGAAACTTATTGGCTACAGAACGTCGTTTCTTCGGCTTGTTTCGCTATTGTGCGCAGCCATGGCGCTACGACCTCCGGCGACGCTTCGCACTCTTATGGGGTTCGTCCGTATGGAATCATTGGTTAAGTAAAAATCTCCGCCCCTTGTGGGCGGGGTAATCTATAGGAAAGGATAAGTATATGGAAGATTTAATTTATACTATGGTGCTGTCTGATGGCACCATCATTGAAAATCTTAGAAAAAATGGTGATAACTATATTTCAGCATCTAAGCTTACAGCGGATATGTTTGAAGGAAAATTATCAGAAGTAACAGTAAAAACTTCTGAAAATGAAGTGGTTATGGAAAATATGGATCTTGTCCAGATTACTGAGATGGATGGCGAATACTGGTTTGTATTACGTCAGTTCTCAGCTACGGAACTGGCTATGGCTAAAATGTCTTCTAATATTGACTTCTTAGCTATGATGCAGGATGTAGAACTGTAAATTAGAAAGAGAGGAATAACAATATGGAACATAGTAAAAACTTTAAAAAGGTTAAAGACTATTATGATGATAAGCTCTGGGATGAGCGTAGAGTACGCTTAGCAGTTGGTCGCTGGATTACCGCAGAAGAGTATAAGGAAATTACAGGGAAAGATTACGAATAATGAGTGTTTTAGTTAGTGATCGTACAGAATCAAAATTTGAGGCTATCACATATTCAATTGAATTACATGATATGTTGATAGATTTTATGCAACATGGATTTGGTGTTAAAAGCGTAGACGATTATGTAAGACTTCGTTATGCATACGGAAAAGATGATAGAGAGAACTTTTCCAAGTATCGGTTTATGATGCAAAATTTTAAAAACAGAGTAGATCAACTGGCAGCACTAATTACGAGTAATGTCCGGGCAGCCAACACGATTTATCCAACGAATCTTCACGAGTGTGAAAAGAGAAGAGATTATCAAAACACTGCTATAGTCAATTGCGAGCAGCTTCTTAAGGAACTGCAACGGATTGCAGAGATATTTGAAGTGGATTTGAATCTCTACAGTCCATATGTTAAAGCTATCGACCGAGAAATCGGATTGATAAAGAAGTGGCGTCAGCGTGACAAGAAGATGGAATCATATTTCAGACGTAAGGGTGATGTCTAATTATGCGTCGTTTCTTCGGCTAATTTCGCTAATGTGAACAACAATGGCAATACGAACTACAACAACGCTTCGAACTCTAATGGGGTTCGTCCGGATTCTTCACTTAACCAATGAAGAAGGAGATATCATACCATTCCTTATAAACAGGATAAATAGCAAAGCCTGAAACAATTTACTACGGTAAGTATTGTTATAACGGTGAATAGTATATGAATTATGAGGAAATTGTATGCGATGCCAATAATTTGTATCGGGCTTATAAGACCTCTGTGAAAAGTAGCAAATGGAAAGAAACCACACAGAAGTTTATGATGAACTTTCTGCGTTATATTTTTGAAATCCAGGATGACATTATCAACAGGACTCTCAAAAATGGTCTTACACAAGAGTTTACTTTACACGAGAGAGGTCGAGTAAGACCGATTACAAGTATACAAATCCGTGATAGAATTGTTCGCCATGTTTTATGTGATGATATTCTTTTACCAGAAGTTAAAAAGCACATAATATATGATAATTGTGCATCAATTAAAGGGAGAGGTATATCTCAGCAGAGAAAGCGATTTGAAATACATTTGCACAAGTATTACAAATTGCATGGAAATGACGGATGGATTTTATTTGGAGACTTCTCAAAATTTTATGACAATATAATTCACGAGATTGCAAAACAAGAACTTCTTAAACTATTTGACGATGACGAATTTATTGACTGGCTTTTGACACTTATATTTGATGGCTTCAAAGTCGATGTGTCGTATATGTCTGATGAGGAATATGAAAATTGCTATTTGGATTTGTTTAATAAGCTCGAATATCGAGATATACCATCTGAAAAATTGACTGGTGAGAAGTGGATGGCTAAATCTGTAAATATTGGAGACCAGCTATCGCAGGTAATTGGAATATATTATCCTCATAGGATTGACACATATGTGAAATATGTCAGACAACAGAAATTTTACGGACGATATATGGATGATTGGTATATCATGAATCCAAGCAAAGAAGAACTTGAAGATTTGCTATCATGCATCATAGAAATTGCGAAGGAATATGGAATTCATATCAATAGAAAGAAAACTCATATTGTTAAAATTTCAAGTACATATAAATTTCTTCAAATAAAATATACATTAACAAAAGATGGAAAGGTGATTAAGAGAATTAATCCTAAAAGAGTTACTACAATGCGTAGAAAACTCAAGAAACTTTCACTAAAAGTAATAAATGGCGAAATAGAATACGAGAGTATTGAGAATATGTTTCGCGGTTGGATTGGAGCACACTATAAACTTCTATCAAAGCAACAAAGAAAAAATCTAATACAGCTGTATGAAGAATTATTTAATAAGAAGATTTCGGTAATTAGTAGAAAACTTATCGTGTCTGATGCATCTTCATTAGCCGCATAAAAAGGAGGAATTATGGAACCTTGGTTTCAAATCATAATTACAATTTTTAGTTCGGTACTTGCGTCTTCTGGATTATGGGCGTATTTATCAAAACGAACAGAAAACAAAGATGTAAAGACGGAGATGCTTATTGGATTAGCACACGATAGGATTATGTATCTCGGTATGTCATACATCGAGAGAGGGTATATTACCCAGGATGAATATGAAAATTTGAAAGTATATCTTTTTGAACCATATGAAAAATTGGGAGGTAACGGCTCTGCTAAAAGAATTATGCAGGAAGTCGACAAACTGCCAATACATAAATTTATTCAAAATAAGGAGGATGAACACGATGAACATGATGAAACTTAATGACAAGACTTACGACACACTGAAATGGATTGCAATGTATTTGCTTCCAGCGGCTGGTACTTTATATTTTGCTCTTGCAGGTATTTGGGGGCTCCCATATGGTGAGCAGGTTGTTGGTACGATTACAGCTGTTGACACATTCCTTGGAGTTATTCTTGGAATTAGTACAGCACAGTATAACAAAGCAAACAAAGCAGAGTAAATATCAGTATTTGTTAAGGGGGCGTGCTAATAGCATTCCCTCTTAATTTTTCAGTACGTAGGTTACTGGTAAAAAGATTATGATTACCTCAAGACTGGAGGTGATTGCATGAAAGATAAACTTTTATTATCTATAAAGGAGACATCGGATTTATTTGGTATAGGTCAGCACAGATTAAGAGATATAATCCGTGAAGATTATGATTGTAAATATCATCTAATGGTTGGTCGTGTTATAAAGATAAAAAGACAATCATTTGAAGAATTTATAAGCAAAGTAGAGCAGATATAAAATATCGACAAGGTGCCCTGAATGTGATATTATTATTTAGTATTCATTCGAGGCACTTTTTAATGGAGGGCTGAGAATATGGCAAATAAAACTACATCTGAAAAGAACAAACCGACAAGAAAAACGTTGAGGGCGGATGAATACTATAACCCCAAAACGAAAAGGTATGAGTATCATTATAAAGATGCTCTTGGAAAGGAAAGAGTGGTAAGTTCCTATAGACTCGAACCTACGGACCAATTACCAAAAGGTAAACGTTCAGGTAAAAGTTTACGTGAAAAGGAAGCAGAATTAAAAGTACAGTTAGAAAATAATATCGACATAGATGGGGCTAAACTGACATTACTAGAAGTAATAGATAGATATCTTAATCATCTATATAATAGGAAAGAACTGGCTCATAATACTAAGGCTGGATATAACACAACAATAAAAACGTTAGCGCAGTACAAACTTGGTCACATGGAAATAGGTAAAATCAAGCCAGAGCATTGTGAAGAATGGCTTTCAGATATGAAGAAAAAGCATCGAGGTTCAAGTATTCAGACTCAAATTAGTCTTATAAAAAGATCATTTGAATATGCAATTGATTATGATTACATAGCAAAAAATCCGTTCAGACGTATTACTACCGATAGAAGCGATAGCAAGAAAATGGAAGCAATATCAATTCCGGATATGCATAGATTCCTTGAATTTTGTTCAAAGGATGCTCATAGTGCTCATTGTTATGATATGATATATGTGCTGTTTTGGACTGGTTTAAGGGCATCTGAATTATGTGGTCTAACACTTGATAATATAGATATGGAAAACCATTTAATTCGAGTGGAAAAGCAACTACAATGTATCAATCATACGCATGTTGTCTTACCGACGAAAACCATAAATGGAACAAGGTATATTCCTATGATTGATGGTGTATATGAATGTTTTCAGAGAATATTGAAAAATCGTTATATTATGGGTGATATTGAACCAGTGTGCTATGACGAAAAGGGCAAAGCATATGAAGGATTTGTATTTCTGGCAACAAGAAGTAGAAAGACAATTGTTAGATCACATGTCGAAGAATACTTGCAAAACTGTATCAAGAGATTCAATAACGCAAATCCAGGTAATCCTATACGAAAATTTGAGCCACATATATGTCGGCATACATTTGCTACTAATATGCAGGAATTACCACCCAAAACCCTACAGTATATTTTAGGACACGGAAACATAGCTACCACTATGAATAACTATGTAAGTGTAAGACCGAGTGAGCAGCAACTTGTAGAGATTAACTCGATTGCAAGCTTAATAAATGGTAATTAG